GGCATCATAAACAATCTTATTCTTATATCGTGCCATGATAACACGAAGATATCCTTCAGCTTTACCCTTAGGTAGATTACCAACGACAATATAGAAAATACGACGTTCTGGAGCACGAGCTAAACGATAGATGACCAATGAGTCTTCCATCATTCTTAATTGATTAACTGGTTTAATTGCTTTGAATAAGTATGACAATACTTTCTTAGAAGATTGATCTAATAAACCTGATGGAACATACACAACAACGTCTTTAGAAATCTTTAAACCGGTGTTTGCTTTACCTTGTGCAACGTCTTGATAAAGGTAAAATTCATTATAACCTTTAATTAGTTTAGCACCAGTTTTTAAATCTTTGTCTTCAATTACTTGACGAACTTTGCGAATCCTTAATGCATCAATAGGTCTTAACTCTGTAATACCTGCTTTAGGATTCTTTTCATCAATAATCATATGATAGTATAGTCTACCATCAACATACCATTTACGGAAAATATCGTGACCATTAGAATCAAATCCTAATAGTTTTGTTACGTTATCAAATTCTTCGCGAATAAGATCTTTAATCTTTTGTCCGTAACCATCTAAGTTATCTGTAATGATTTCAATAGATTGATCTTTTACATCTGAGACAATAGCTTCATTAACAATATCTTCAATGGCCGAATCACACTCAGGATAAAGTGCAATCTCTCTGTACTTCTTAATTAAGTCAGAGTCGTCTTTAGCCTTAGTGCCTTCTAAATCAACGTATTGACCAAAGTAGCCACCTTCTGCTATGACACTAGTACCGTCATCCGTATCTGGAGGAACAAACGACTTAGCCCTAGCTTGTTCAGCTTCTTCTTTTTTACGATTGATTTGAAAACCAAATAATTCCATTTTTATACCTTTTGTTTATAACGAAGTGGAGAGAAGGTTTCCCCTCTCTCCTATATTTATTACCCCTAATTAAGAGGTAGTAGATGCTTCCCAGTATTGAACTTGTAGTTCTACTGTAAATTCTTCGATAACATCTGTTGAATCATAAGACAACTCGATTGCTGAAACGTTAGTAGGGAATGTACCACGGAAGTTGTACACCTTTACTTCGTTACCAGCTTTGTCTAATTGAGCAACAGACATATCTGCTTGATAATCAACTGGATTTGTAAGACCTGTGTTAGCTGCATGCTGGTTAATACCGTTCATCCAACGTTCAAAAGCGTTACGAATCTTAAAGTCTGTATCATTAATGATAGTGATTGTCCAAGGTTCAAAAGTACGATCACCAGCAATTTGCAACTGGCGTCCACGGAATGGAACAGTTACAGTGTTGATTAATGATGCTGGTAATTGAGCAGCTTTAACTAAAAAGCTTGTCAATTCAACATCACCACCAGCGTATGCTGGGAAGTTTACCGTAGCTTTGAATAAATTGGGACGTGCACCGCCACCAACTAGTTTTGATTTAAAATCATCAACTCCTAGAATAGCCATGATTAACCTCCAATTTCTGAGAAGTCAACGCCAGTTCTTGTAGCGATGAAGTTCAGAGTAATAAAGTTGATTGAACGTGCTGGCTTAATGTAGATGTCAGCAACAAACTCATTGCTATCAATTACATTGCTTGTGTTATTTGTTGCATCACAAACAACTTTAAAGTCAGTAATACCACGACGGCCTCTGATCTCACGAAGGAAAGGCTCTGTCATATTACGGAACATTGCACGGGTGAATTCGTCGTTAAGCTCAAACAATTGATACTTAGCTGCTGTAGAAATTGCTTTCTCTAATACGATAAACAAACGACGTACGTTAATACGATCGAATGCTGATGGTTTAGATAATAGAGTCTTATCACCAAACAAAATTGTACCTTCGCCAGGGAATGATACGATTGGGTTTACACGTCTTTTATACAAATCATCGCGTTCTGCTTTCTTAGGATTAAATGCTACACGAGTAACACCTAAGATTTGACCACGATTATAACCACCTGGCGAAAACCATGCATCGGCTACTTCATCTGTATTAGCACAAAGACCGGCCATATGACCAGCAGCAGGAATCCAACGATAAACGTCGTTATACTTGTCGTATACTTTAAGAGCTGTTGAATCTAAGAAACCGTATGAAGTTGAAGTTAAGTCGTCAGCAAAATCGATAACATCTTCCTTTGGTGTAGCTGTACCAACAGTTGCACTAATTGGAGGAGATATAAATGCGATTACATCTTTGCGGTTTTCAGCGATTGCTAATAGGTTATTAGCTTGTGTAACACCGTTAGCACCAGACAATGTTGGAGCACTGATTAATAGATTAACATCTACTGTTTCAGAATCATTAAACATTTGGAATCCAGTATCAATGTCACCAACATCTAATGCAGGACCATCATTACCACCAGCAAGTGAAAGTGTTAATGCCAACGTACCAGTTGGGAATGTTACACCAGCTGCAAGATCGCCAGCGTTACTAAAATCAGCGTCATGTTCCATCCACCAAATATACTTTGATTGACCATTAAGTACTTCTTTATAATAATTTGTTGAGCCGTCAAACTTCTTAGCATCACCGGCTTGTGATAGATACTCAAACCTTTCAAGAATTGTACCAGCAGTACCACTAATTGAACCATCTTCATCAACTACTACTGCATGAAGTTCATCATTAGAACCACCCACAGAAGCTACAAACGGAGACGTTCCAGGTGCTGATGCAAATAAATCTCTATATGGCCACGCAGCATATGCTACAGTATTAGCTGGACAAATAGAAACACGCAATGAGTTACCTAATACGCCTGGACATTTTGCCGCCCATAGACCAATTGATGGTGTGTTAGAGGCTTGACCTGAAGCATAATTATCTTCATAGTCATCGATGTTCTTAATTAGAACACCACCGCCGATTGCAACGCCGTCACCACTGGTTGCATTTCTAGCACCAGTACCAACTGCACGAACTACCTTTAAATTATTACCGTACTTAAGAAAAGCTGCTGCATTTAAAAAATAAGTTGCAGTGTCTGCGATTGGCGCGCCGAATATGTCGACCAAATCCTTTTCAGAAGTAATGGTAACAATTTCCTCTACCGGTCCCCAAACCGCTTGTACTACTGTAGCTCCAATTGAAGTAGAGACTGCAGGTACAACGTTTGTAAGATCGATTTCGCGTACTTGTACGCCTGGAGAAACTTGAAAAGCCATTTTTTCTCTACCTCGATTTATGTTGATGATAAGTTATTTGAGAGCATAATATGATTCATAATAAGAATAGTTATTCACTTCTACCTATATTTATAATTTCTCAATTTTAACGATTTTTACTTCTGGATCATCTTCAATATTATATCTCGCTTCAACGTTCACTGAATCTGATTTTTCTTTCTTATCAAAGGCTTGAAATGGTTCTAACCAAGGTTGATCCCTTTTCTTTAATTCCATATTAGCTGCAATTAGTAAAAGAATAGCTAATGGATCAAATACAAAGATGATAAGAATAATCATCATTCGTACAGCTTTACCAATCATCTCTTCAGACGATTCGCCATAAACTAATTCAGCTACATATTTAATAGGTCCAACCTCTGCTTCAATCTTTGACAAGTCTGCAGCAAGTGGAGCGCGTTCTTCGTTAATTGTAATAATCTTCTTTTGCTCAGATTCAATACCACTTAGAAGATTAGTTCTTTCTTTACTTTGACTTCTACGAAGTGCTGCTGCTTTATCAGCGCCTTTTTCATCTGTGCTACGAGCCATGATTTGATCAACGGCTTCATCCATCTGTTTTAAAGATTTGCGATTAGCTTCGATATTTTCTTTAGATGTTTTAATCTTCTCATCAAGTATTCTTACTTTATCTGCAGACCCACCAATAATAACTGATTGATCTAAGTGTGCTTTTGATAGGTAACCAAAAATACCCATAGATGTAATTAGTGATAGTATTACAACAGCTATTGTAAAATAATACTTTAGAATTCTTGGTGCAGTAGACCAATTACGATAAACCCAAGATGCTGCTACAAGTTTACCAACGCCTAAAGAAGCACCCATAATAATAGAAGCAATTGGTTGTGATGAGAAAATTGCTACTAGTCCTGCGATTGAGTAAAACTCTGCAACGGCTGATATTAATATAGCCGTTAAAAATAATATAGTTGTAAAATTCATTTAAAACACTCCCTTTTTAAAATTATTGTCGAGTTGTTCGTCTATAAACCATTGTTGTCCATCGTCATCTACGATGACATTTTCTTCTCTACCATCTTCTATAAATCCGAATGGTAACACTTCATCTTCAATTTGTTTAGCTTGCTGAGCGTAAATGAATTGTCTCATATTACTATCAAGCATCTCTGTAAACATAGGTGTTGCAGAGAACCAACCAAAAAGAACAAGGTTCATCATCAAGTCATCGTGGCTATTTGCCGCTGCTTCGTATGATTGACCTTTTGCTACGAAAGTAGACATCTCAACAATAGTTTCGGCATCCACGATTTCGATCTTATTTTGCTCAACTAAGTCTTTGATATTTGAGCAACCAATTTTCTTAACTTTCTTATCCATGAATACACCAATTCCATCTGCCTTAACTGTAGATGAAACATATGTGTTTTCGTATTCGAGATCGTAATATAAACCATTACAAACAACTGCGCCTTGATCGTTGTTTTCAATTACAACGATTGCATTGTTATATAATCTAGCGTATTTTCTAATTACGTCAGGATACAACAATGGTGATATCATATTATCCCTAAACGTAGCCACTTGTTTAAATGGACGTTCTGTAATATCTATGATGTTAAATGTTGAATAATCTTGACCTCTTCCGCGTGCAACGTCAACAAACATCATGTAAACGTGGTCAGGTGTAGTCTCACCAGTCTCTTCATTCTTAGAAGCTTTAATTGGTGTACCATAAACATTCACATTATTCATTGCATAAATTGGTTGTTTAGACTTTAATCTTAACAATGAATTAGCGTTAATTAATGTGTTACCTGTACCGTGGAAGTTATTACCAAATTCTTGGTCAAACTGTAACTCAGATGTATTAGCAACTGTTTGTGCTTTCCAATCTTCATCACGTCCTGGAACGTCCCACCAATCAACACGGAAAGGTTTATAATCGTTTGTGTTCTGTACAGCACCTTCCCAGATCTTATGGAATACATTACCAATACCATTAGCAGTAGAAGTAATAATAACACGAGTAGATTTACCTGATGTAACTACTGGGTATGTAGATGTATAGAAACGTGCATCATTATCGACGAATGCAAACTCGTCAAGGAATAATAAGTTAACAGACATACCACGAATAGAAGAACCTGATGTTGCAGATGAAACAATTCGTGAGTTATTTGAAAACTCAATTGACTTTTTGTTTAGCGATTTACAACCAGGTTGTAGAAAGAATGGCAAGTTCTCAAGTGCCAGTGTAATACGTCCAATCATTTCCATTGCAGTTGAACCTTTGTTAGCTAACACTGCAATAGTTTGTTCTGGTTTAAATATTGCGTACCAAAGAATATAAACAACAGATGAAATAGATTTACCTGATTGTCGACACGCCAATACAATAGAAAAACGATTCTCATTAAAGTGTGAGAACATCTTTTCTTGATATGGATAAAGATCAAACGGAACTAAACCTTGATCAAGGTTAATAACCTTTACATACTTTCTTGCAAAGTATGCGGGGTCGTTCATACATCGAATGTATTCGGTTAACTCTTCTTGAGAGAAAGTTTGTTCGACACCATCACGTTTAACTAATGGATTGCCGTTATAACCGTACTCATTATTCTTTATCGAGATTTGTGTCGACATCAATCACCTGGCTTTTATTCTGCTGAAGAATAAAACGTTGCAAATCCGATGTGGATCCAACGAATACATTATTATTAGTAACACTATTTGGATTTGTAGCTTGAGCGCCTTTAGTTGGCTCTTTGAGAGTCTTCAGTTTTTTCTGAAGGTCAATTAGTTTATCATTATTATCAGATTGTGTCTTTAATAACGTAGCTAAAACTTCAAATGCACGAGGATGCTGAGAATCTCTTGCGAGTTCCATCATCAAATCAATAGCCTCATTACCCTTATCGATAAGCTCTTTATATGTCTCCCTAGACTCTTCATAATCGTCTTGCAAGTGATCGACTACGGGCTGGGATTCTTGTGCCGCTACCGGCAAATTCTTATTAAGGGCTGTTGCTATCTTATCTCGTTTGTTAATATTATCTATAGGTTTCATTATCTTATCATTAATCAAAATTCAAAATTGCGAATCACTTCATCAATAGTGTGAGGATCTGATTGCATTGCACTTAAAGGATTCACTTTATTTTCTATTTGTTCCATCATAGAACCAGTTTGTGGATCACGAATATTTGCAAATGTGTTCTTAATAACAGCTTGATCTTGTGTAATTGGTCCATAGAAGAACGTCTTCATCGAGAAATCTAATGTATATATTAAAACTCTACGAGACGTAAAATCACCTTCATAATCATCAGTATAATTTATCGATTGTAAAACGATTGGAATATCGCGTTTAATATCTAATTCTGGAATTTCTTTGATTGTAACAACATACTCTGGATTGAACATTGGGATAATTTGCTCAACAATCTGAAGAGCATCATCTTGGCTTTTTGAGTATACGCTTAATTGAAAGTTAAGAATATAAGGCACTGGATTACGTATAGTATTTTGTCCATGAATAGATGGCTTTGCCAAAGTATTCATTTTATTCAATTTAACAGAAGTATCATATTGCATGCCAGTAATTTCAAATGACATGCGCGGCAATTTTAATGCAACTTCTGGTGCATTTAGATCTGGTTCTTCAAATAAACGTGCTAAGAATTTTTGTTGAGGACCATACGATAATGGAACTTTAACATAGTTTTGAATATTACCTGCAGCGTCTTTTCTATGTACACTAATGTTATTAAATAGCGTACCAAAAACTGCTACAGTTTTTCGTATATGTGAATGATAAAAGTATTGTCCAAACATTATTAATCCCACACTCCGCCAATTTGTTTCCAACTACCATCTGTAAAGATTAGTGTACAAATTCCACCATTAGGAAGATTGTTAATCATATTAGGAGTTATGAATGGACGTAATGGGTTGGCACCATCGCCATTGTCTACATTTACAAACACATTTTCAGAATCAATATTATTCTGTCTAACCAAATACATGATCTGACCTTCAACACCATCTGCCAGTGTATAATGACCGTCTGATAGTTTGTTAATAGTTTTAGTTAGGTCAATAGCAACAGGTGTTTCCTGTACTACACTTAAAACCGTAATGGTAATTGCAGTGCCTGGTGTACCACCAATGTCACCACTGTCAATTATACCTAGTACATCGTTAACCGTAACAGGATCATCAGCAGTAATGCTAGTGAAAGCAGATATTCCTCCGTCACCTACTAAAACGCTAAACTGAACACCACCTCTCACAAATGGACCATATGTACCATCAGTTAGACCAGTTTGCCCAAAATTATGCACTAGTGAAGCAAGAGCACCTGTAGTAGTTGGCAAGGTTGGACCATTTTTAGACACAGTAGTTATGCCAGGATAAGCAGTTGTTTGCACTGTGTTATCTGGGAATGTTAAACCACCAGTAGCGTCAAACTCCCAAACATTAATACTTTCTCCAGGAGTGGTTATTTGTATTCTACCATTAGTAGTAGTGCGAACATTATGGTTGTCTGTTCCTAGGAAGATACTGGTTTCTGATAAATCTCCTGTGGTCAAATGTAGGTGATGGGCGTCATTAAAAGTAGGCGCAGCTTCGTTGAATACTAAGCTCTCTACACCTATAGTTGTGCTATCGTATACATTGTTTGTAGGTGACACACGAACTGTAAATTCGTAGTCGTCGCTGTCTACTACAAAACTAATTGGGCCAATGCCGTATCCACTTTCATTTAGTGTTAATGTACCAGAGTTTGGAGTTGCTATGTTTGCAGATGCTGGATGGATCCACCAGTATAGCGTTTGGTTAGCATTAGCTTCTGAATAAACGTAAATTTCAACTGTATCGCCAACAACCGCAGTGTTATAATAATAATTTAAGTTTATGCCATTTTCTGTAGAATTGTAGTTACCACCACCTTTGATCACCAACTTCTGACTTGCTACATCTGGATTTGCTGGAGTTAGTTCGATAGTTGGATTGCTAGTAACAATAGCTTCTGAGATTTTACCACCATCAGGTAGAATTAAATCACCAGCTGTATCAAACTTCCAAACTTTACCTTCTATAATAATACCTTTACCTGGAGTAACATTCGCTGTGTAGTCATAACTAGTAATAATCATTGGCCATGCTTGTTCAGCGGTTAGCGTAATAGAATTATCAAATGTGATAAATCCACTGTTAACAAAAGCGTCAGTATTCCAACCCGTAATTAATCTAGTGTCACCATTGGCAAATGTTACAGTAGCATATGTATTTGGATCGTTAGTACCAGAACCAATCCAATCATTGGCTTCTAATACACTTGTAGGAATAAAATCAATGCCACTAACCTCATTTAAACTTGGAGTAGAGTTATTGGCATCTTGTTCTAGTGTTAAAGACTCACCAAAGTAAGTGCCAGGGATTGTAACTAAGTCACCAAGCACACTTGCGCCAGTGCTATCCACAATGTCACCACCTGTTGGTAGTTTCAATTTACCGTCAGCACCAAACTCATAATTAGTATCATCAATGGCAATAGTCACATTACCAATTGACGCAGGTGCATAATCTGCGCTTTGTATAGTCAAAGGGTATGTAAGTCCTGCCAATGCTGGGTTGTCTCCCTCGTAGGTAACAGCCCAATAGTTTTCACCATCACCTACTCCAGAAACTGTTCTTGTTGCTCCACCATTAGTGAATGTAATAATCCAACCTGCCTGCACTTGATTAGTATCGGTATTTTTAGGAATTTCTAATACACTAGCACCACCAACATAGTCTACTGTATCGCCTGCAGCATTTAAAGGAACATTAATAATAGTACCAGTAGCGCTTACATTTGCTTCACTTTGTATAGTACCGTTTCCAGGTAATCCTAAAACCCCCTGATTATTAAATATCCAAGATTTGCTAGCATTAGAATCTGCATTGGTTACAATACCAAAATTAGTATCACTGAAAATTACTACACCAGGTTCGCTTTCACCTATTACACCTCTACTACCACCAGGTAATCTAAAAAAGCCATTATTGTCAAATGTCCAAGTGCGTGTCTCACCTTCAACACCAAAATCTGTAGTAATAGTTACTCTGTCATCAATATCGCTGACACGAACATTGTTTAACTCACCACCTAAGAATAGGTCAGTTGTTGATTGATCTATCAAACCACCAGCACGGATATGAATGTGGTTAGGTTCTCCACCTGTTGGATCAATAATAAGATATTGGTCGTTTGTAAAGACACCACTATCTGGATCCTCACTCTCTGGACCGCGATATAACACTGTGTCTGGAATCAATTTGATAGTGTCGCGGCGTTGTCCATCGCTACTGTCACCATTTCCTCCATAGAACACACCTTTGCTTAATACTTTGCTTTTTAGATTTGTTCGAACACCATCAAACATTAAAAGTTCTAAACCACCATTATCTGGATTTTCATAAATTCCAATTTCACCCCTAGGACGAATTTCAATACTCTGGTTATTGTTAGCGTTATCGCCATCAATTTTGTTAATTGCTATTTTGCGTACTATTGTCATTTTATTTGTCCTGATTAATCGTAGAGTTCTGAACCGTAAAACACTGTAGCAGACCACTGTACTTTTAGTGTAGAACTATCATCGTCTAAACGACGATATCTAATGCTTCCTTCTGAAGTCACATACCATAAGTCATCATTTTCACCATCTGAAGAACCACTCTGTACTTCGGTGTGTGTAATGTTTTCTTCACCATCGTCGTCTACTATATGTATAGTTCCTATCCAAGTGCTATCGCCAGTGTAAGCGTGGTATTTAATAATGGCACCACGGAAGTTTGAACCACCACCTGGTAATTCATTTTTATCCCACCAAGTTACTGGTTGCCCACCTACAAGAGTTCTGTAGTAAATTGTACCTTCACTAACTGGAAATTTAACTCCATCGTCCAAATAAATGTATACGTAATCTGAGCCCCAACCACTGACGGAACCAGTAGCCCAATCAGATTCATTTAATGAAACTTGTACTCGATAATAAGTAGTACCGTTTTCTAATTCTATGAGCTCATCACG